TCGGACGTAGAGATAGAATCAATCGCCCTAGAATACAAGGAAGCCCAAGTCTGCACCCTTGCATCATTCATCAAATACGGCTCTGCCTCTGCCAAAGACGCATATAGCAACGCATCAGGCACATAAGCCAAGAATACGTTACTAGCTGTCGAATCTGATAATACAGGAGGCTTGGCGTAATACAACATCTGCGCCGTATAAGACGAATCTGGAACCGGAGCTAACTGCATCTCCGCACCGAGAATAGTGTAATCAATGGGCTTGCCGCCATCCGTTACCCTAGATTCCTGATAAAACGAGTTAGGAGCCTTGTAACGTAGCGTAGTAATCGGAGTCGTGTTGAGATGAATATCCCTCATCTCTAAGAAGTCGGTAGGCAGTCCAAGTGTTGAATCGCCACCCGTTGTACTTGCTGTAGCTACCACTAACATCTGACGAATTCTTAGGTCTCTCTGCAACCTAGTCTCAGCCAGACGGATAAAGTCCGGAATAACTGAAGTCAGATCACTACGAGCCAGATAGTTAGCTATCGTTGTTTTTAACTCGCTATAGGTCGTAAATGCCATGTTATTCCTCTAGCTGCTCAAAATCTTTCCAACCGTATTCGTAAGTGCCGATGTGCCGGATGTGCATCGATAGTTCATGGTCTACATACGTCTGGAAGCCCTCAGAACCAGCCTTGACGCAGAAATACACATCCTCACCACATACCCCGTTAGAACCCCATCCAGCATCGAACCAAGGTCTTCCGGTCTTTTCAAACACTTCTCTACGGATCATCACAGCACCAAACCCAACCGCTGTAACTTCCTCAATTCCTTCTTTGCCGCGAGAGTCAATGTTCGACCACTTACGAACCTCTGTATCACCGTCCATATACCTTGTGAGTATCTTGGCTGTAGGCGTTACAGGCTTCCTTCTAGTCGTTGCATTTACCCCAACAATCGGCACATCTCTACTTAACATTATGTCAATGATGTCATGCGGAAACCGCATATCGCTATCAATAAACAATAGCGCTTCACATCCTTCACCTAATGCCACTTCTGCCAACTTCTCACGCTGGTCAAATATCAGCGTTCCCGGCATTGTGTATAAACTTAAACCGCCTTTACCATCTTTGCAACGTACTGACGCATCATGCGCTGTCATTCGAGCAAAGTCAAAAGCAAAACCAGTATGCACCTCATCCCGGCATGGGACGCAAACACCAACTCTCATACAGTACCCCTATACGTTTTCCAAACAGCATTATCAGGATCGTTCAGCCACCTAGCAAAACCGACCTCATCGACCACGTTAAAGCCCTTCATAATCCCTTGCTGGTTCAGTACATCTATGACCGTAAAGGGTATTCGAGCAACGTGATGCAGTTCGTTTAAGTGTCCTTGCCGAGACTTATCGTAGTCTAGTTGCTTCTTATTGGCTTCGATAATCTCTGTTACATCCTGCCTAGTCTCGATGACGATACCACCGTCACCATCTTCAAATGCTGTTTGAGTCCGTATAGGTTTACTCATAAATTCCTTTTGTAGGTAGCCCCCACCGTTAGGCAGGGGCTCTTTGCTACTTATTACAGAGACATATCAAGGTCAGCAACGATGCCATGTGCGGCTTCGTTCTTAACCTCGAGCGTTACTTCAGCCAGCAGCTGAGTGTTCTCGCTGTCGCCAGTCTTAGCCAGATCATTGGTCTGGAATGGACGCAGGTAAGCAAGTGCTGCGTACTCAGGATCAAGGATCAGAGCATCACGGGTACGCATGAAGCGGTTAGGAACAACCGACATCGTGCCAAAGTCCGACATATAAACGTCAGCCGCACCGATAATGGTGGTCGGAGTATTGCCCGGAGCCATGTAACGCTGTGCAGCGATACCAGCGAACGACGATACCTTCTGCTTACCAGCAGCACCAACCATCAGAATCTTCGGAGAACCGCCCGATACGAACACCTCGGAAACAACGGTTTTCAGCAGAGTTTCAGTGAATGTACGAACAGTGCCGTCAGTACGGGTCGAAACACCGATTGTCGCTGGATCGGAACCGTCAGAAGCCTTGTCCGAGTTAGTCTTGATCCATGACAGGATCGAGCCGAGCTTACGAGCAACAGTCGATGTGCCAGCCGAGCGACCTTGGTTAGCGCACAGGATGGTTTCCAAATCGCGCTTCAGTTCAGCCGATGCCTTAGCCAACTGATAAGCCTTTTCCGACTTACGACCAGCCTTGTTTACTGTGTCCAGAGTGCCGGAGACCTGAACAGTCTTCTGGATGATCTGGGTGTAGTTACCAAGACGGACGGTAGGAGCCAGAGTTGCCGATGTAGCGTCTGCACCTTCAATCGCAGCGTTAGCTGTAGTAGCAGCAGCCAGCGAGTCAGTCTGCCATTCGTGGTAGACAGCAGTTGCCTTAGTCTTGCCAATAGAAGACATAAATGGTGTCTCAGTTGGCGAGATGTCATAGATGATGTCGGTCAAATCTTCGCGCTGACCAATTGCGCTATGTGCTGTAAATGTAGGCATGATTTAATTCCTCATAAGAAACGTTCAAATGCTTTAGCGGCATCAGCAACCCTTCCGGTCTGCCTAGCCTTGGCTTTTAACTTTTTCAGTTCCTCGTTACCATCACGACCTTGGGAAACGCCAGACTTCATTACTTTAGGAGCCTCGTTTACCTTCTTCGTGATTCCCGGCTTTGCAGACTGTAATTTGTCGTACTGCATTGCCTTCCATAACGTTAGAACCTGACGAGAATCATAGATTCCCGCTAATTCCTGTTCCGAGAAACCTAGTTTCTGACCAAACTCCCGCAGTTCCCGACGAGCTACCTCACCCTTCTGTGGGTCAGCATACTCAGGTATTGCCTCTGCCAGCTTACGAGCTTCAGCCTGTATCACATGACCGAGTTGCTCCTGACGTTCCTGATCCTGTTGCTGTGCAATTCGCTGTCGTTCAGCCTGAACTTGAGCTAACTGCTTTTCCCGCTGTGATAACTCTGCAACCTTAACTGCGTACCCAATAGGGTCGGTTTCCTTCAGATAGTCCAGATTCTCAGTTTCTGGCTGCTGGTTAAGCATCTGCTCAATTACCTGCAACCGTTCTGCGTATTGGTCACGCAGATACCTAGCTTCCTCGATACGCTGCCTCTCTGCTTCTACGGCTTTGCGTTCTTCTGCTACGGCTTGCGATTTCTTCGTATAGTCTGTGCCAAGTTGATAAGACTTGATAAGCTCATCAAGGGTTACCTCTTTTTCCTCACCAGCGGCTTTCACCCTGTATTTAGGAGGCTCCTCGGCTTCTTCATCGCCTTCATCTTGTTCTACCTCCGATTCGTCATAAGACTCCTCGGATTCGGCTTCGCTATCATTGGCTTCGAGTTGGGTTTCCGGTTGTTCCTGTTCGGAGCCTTCTTGCCCACCCATAAGACCCATGATAGCGTCGGCTGCACCACCTACGTCTAACTGAGTATTCCCTTCCGGGGTCATACTTCCAGTATCGCTCATATATATTTCCTAAATTATATCGGGAACCGCCCGACTCGGATTATAAAATCTTTAGTTTTTTAGCATCAATCTTCTTCTGTGCCGATAACCCTTCAAGGTACGTTTCGACAATATCTAGCGTCCTAAGCGTCATGTATGCCTGTTCTCTGGTCGAGATGTCATCATACTGGCTCAATGCAAACTTGTTAAGTTCTGCTGTCTTTAGTTCCGACATCATTTGCTGGAACCACTCATCTTTCAGCAGATTCTCAGCCCAAAGAGATTTGTCCATTTGAACCCTTAGTCAGATTGCCAAGTTCCCTGATAGCCTTCAGGACAATATCAGCCTGTTTGTTGCGGCTATCCTCGTCAGCCAAGTCCATAGCCAGAATCGCTTGCAACTGCTTGACCGCTAGTTCTGCCTCACGAATCCGCATATCTGCTGCGTTCTGCTCTGCCTTCATCGCCATCTCAATACCCTTACGAGTATATTCAGCCTCTAGCGATTGTTTCTCTAGTTGCAACTTAGCCGCCTCAATCTGAGCCTTAGCCTCAGTTTTCTCACGCTCAACCTCCGCAATTAGACGAGTAGCCTCTGCTTGCATATCTGGCTGTGGCTCCTGTGGCTGCGACAATTGTGCGTTCTGCTCAGGGCTGATCTCGTTAATGAAAGCCTTAGCATCCTTGAAGCCAGCCGATTCAATCAGTCTAGCCAAGGTATCGCGGTATTGCCCGACAGATACCAGAGGATTCGATGTGCCAAACTGAGTCAAGGCTTGCTCCTGCTTGCCTAGAATCATTTGGAGCATGGCTAGCTTCTGATCCCGGTCACCTGAGCCCAAGCCTACGTTAATGGCAACGTCATACTGATTTGTCCATGTACGAGGGTCAAACTGCACAAACTTGCCACGCATACGGACAATCTTGGCTTGGTCTTGGTATTTGCCCAATAGGTGCAAAATGCCCTTAAATAGCGACTTAACGCCTGTCTCAGCAAAGATTCGAGCGATCAGTTCTAGCTTGCCGGAGTTCGACTTCATCATCGCGGCAATAGCCGTAGCCGATACGTTATTCAGTACGTCAGGGTCAAGACCCTGTTGCTGGTCGCTAACGCCTGTACGTTTAGCCTGAACCTGATCCATGTACTCAAGCATCGGGAAAGCCTGAGCCGTTACCGCAGGAACCTCGATAGGCTGCAAAGCACCAGCCGACTTCATGCGGATAATCCCGCCCGGAGTAGCGTTTAGCGCATCATCCAAGTTCACCTGACCATCAACAACCCCGATACGAGCATTGTTCGTTAGGTACAGGTTATCGAGCATCTGACGGGTAACAGTGGACTTGATTAGCTGGATGTCCATTGTCCGGTCTGCCAAGCTCTGACCAAAGAACTTGTGCGGAATAGGGATAGGACACAGGCTATGGAACGGAACTAGGTCACATTCCTCGTCATCCAAGATTTCGCTACCAGCATAGACGATCTTCCGCAGTTCAGCGATACCGTCACCATTAACGTCGATCTTGATATAGCACTCGTAGACCTCACAGACCTGCATCGTAGGGTCAAGGCTGATATTCTCGTCCGGCTGCTCACCCTGAGAGAATCGGGCTACTCGCTCGACTGTGTACTGAAGATCATCGTAAGAAGGCAATCCCTCGACCACATCCTTATCAAACCCCATCGCTACTAACTCTGAACGAGTCAACAAGCGACGATGAGCCACAAACGGGCTATCCTCAATAGTTCTTGCCGATTTGCTAATCAGGAATTCTTCTGGCGGTACGTTCTCAATCTTGACGCAACCGTATTTCTTGACCTTCTTGACCTTGACCGAGTACAGCGGAATCTGGATCTGGAAACCCATCGGATCAACGCCACCATCGATAAACTCGACGTTCTGGCTGACCACCTCGATAGCAGGATCAGACAGTAGCAGGGCTAATTCATCTTCAGTTAGGTTCTTGTAGGACTCTTTATTGACATCCTCTTTGGCATCCCAGTACGCCTTGACTACGCCGACCTTCATCATCAGCGCGTCTTTGAACCAGTTATGCAGGAGGATCAGACCGTCATTCTCACGGTAGAACACCCAGTTACAGTAGTCCGTAGCCTGTCTAGCAGACTGCTCATCTTCTGGAGTCTGTGGCTCAAAAGAGACAATATCCTCGGTAGTCGTAAAGACTCGGATAAGTTGGGGTAACGCACCGTCGATAGCCTCAGCTACCTCACCAGTGACGATCTGGCTGCGTCCTTCAATCTCGTTACCATAGGGATAACGTAGGTAATACTCTAGGGCTTTAGCCCGTTGATCTGTTGTCTCGGTATCAATGTACCCAATAGAGTTATCGATTTCATTTTCGATAATGCTCTTGATCTGACCGTCATCCATCTTCATAGCAAATCCTTAACGGGTTTTGCTGATTATACAATCCATTTAGTAGAAATTGGCAACGTTGTCTGCCATGAACTGTCATTCTCGTCAAGACCTATAGCCAGATAGCGGAAAGCGTCACTCATATGGCTAGACCAGTCATGTAGCGGCTTCTCATAGAATATCTGACGTTTCTCGTCATGCTCCCGACGGTAGTTCCTCAGCGCATCTAGCCCCGGCTTAACCCTCGGATGAAACCAGCACCGAGGCAGCAATCGTCTAACAGCCTGTATCCCGTCAGCAACCGACAATCTAGGCGCAACCGTTATCGATAGTCCTGCTTCCTCTAAGACTTCCTTACGGCTCTTGCCTGTGCCTAGCTCCCTAACCTGTACGTCATGGGGCAGGATTTGGGTGAACCCTGCATAGTCATTCTCTTTAAGCCAGCGGACGTACCAATCTAATCCCTGTCCATGGTTTTCGACGCAATCGAGTAATCTAACCTCTTTTCCAGCCAGTTGAGCAACCCATATAGCAGTTGAGTCACCCATGCCAAGATCCCATGCAACAAAGCTACGACACAGATCGTCGCGAGGAAAGTCAGTAATATGACTATCCCTTTCAAGGTCGTTAATAATTTTGCCATAGTAAGACCCTTCGACCGCTGCGTTAAAGGAACATTCGAACTCTTGGTTGTACCGATCCTCACCCATCTCTCGATAGGCAGCTTTAAGCTCTGAGTCCGGCAAGACTCCTGTTTCGCTAGCCTTGAACTGTAGGAATCGCCAGCCTTCCTCGGTCTTAGCCCTGTCCGCTAACTCAGCGAAATGGTTATTACCTTTAGGAGTGCCAATGAAACAAGCCCACCCAATACGGTCGGCAAGAGCAGGTCGGACGATTTCGTTCCAAATACGTGGGTTCTGATCGCCAACTTCGTCGATAACCACGCCATCAAAATACTGCCCCCTAAGACTGTCAGGATTATCAGACCCGTATAGACTAACCCTACGCCCATAAAAATCAGCACGTAACTCAGAGACATTGTAGGTAGCTCCTAGTGATCTGGTGTACTTCTGAAGGTAATCCCACGCTACCCTTTTGGCTTGTCCGTAGGTAGGCGCAATGTAGGCAAATCGTGGGTCTGGCTTGTCGCACTCGATAGCGGACTTGATGAGATGGTTGATAGCGGCTACAGATTTGCCCATACGACGGTGAGCAACCACCACAGTAAAACGATGCTGCTCAATCGCATCATGTATCTCTAGCTGCTGATCTCTGGGATCGTAAGGAATGACAATCTCTGTCACTTAACGAATCCGCAGTTCAGGCACTTGTTGTTCACTAGGAACGCGCTGCAACTTGGGCAATTCACTGGCTTGTAGCTCATTTCTTCCCTCCCCATCTGATAACCATCTCTTGAGCTTCCCCGTCCTTACCTGTCACCTCAGTCCTTGCCAGCTTAGGTATATGGTATTCACTCAGCTTCTGCATTAGGTCTAGTGCCTTAGCCGGATCAGGCTTTAACCCTAGCACCTCATCGCCTTCAGCTACCCTCTGTAGCCACCTGTCCATGTAAGGCACGTTCTTCTCTAGCAGAGTGGCTATAGCGTTACGCACTACTGTAGTGGACTTGTTAAGACTTCCTGCTGGTCTGCCCTTCCCTGCGTTAGTTAAGCCGGGATATTTATTTTCTTCATCTTTAGTGATTTCTGTTTCCATTTTTGCATTATCCTCTGGATGTCATGCTTACTGATTACGGCTTTTAATCGTAAGTAATCCCTCATTCTTTGGGAATACAACGTAGTTACTTGTTTGTGGGAATGTCTTTACTCCAAAGCCTTCTATGCCTTTTTCTACAATGTAGTCATCTAACTGGCTTTTTGTTTTAAAACTTATAACATCTCCATACGGCTGACCTTTGTAAGTGGTTTGAGCCTTAAAATTCCCACGACTTCCTTCGTCTAAATACTTTACTCCGGGAATTCCTGCCCTCCGCATAATCTCAGAGCCTTTAGCATCGTTCCCAACCTTTTGTATTAAATCAAATCCAATATCATTTAAGTCAACATTGTATTTTGTTGCCAAATTTCTAATATGTTTAGGTTGATCTTTTAATTCTTTATCATAGTCAAGCATCCTTCTGGCACTTGAGTCTGGCAAATCAACTGTATATAAATATCCTTGATGTGGTTGTAAGCCACCTTTTTTCTTTATTTGCTCCAACAGTTGCAAATCTTGTCTTGCCATATTTGCTGTTGGTGTTGCTCCTTTTGCTATCTCTCTAGCCTTTTCAATAGCATCATCTAATTTATTTTTATTGACCAACGATCTAACATTCAAATGCTGTATATTTCTTGGGGAAAACAATTCTCCAGAAGGAGTTGCAAAAAAATCAGCAGAAATATCTTTTTGATATTTTTCTCCAGTTCCTTTAGCGCCGCCTAAATAATGCCCATAGGCATACATTTGATTTCCTTCGCCAGTTCCTATCTTTGTTGGGTCAAATTCACCTAATACATTCTTTGCTGTTGGCGAAAATAAATGAGCAGTCCCGTGATAAACAGTTGGAGCCGCTACCATTAGACCACCTTTAACCATTGAAGCCGGATTAATAGCACTTGTCACTAACTCTGTTGTCTCCCCTAGCAAACCCTTCTGTTCTGGTGGCAATAAACCCTTTGACGTTAGGTAAGCCGTTGAGCCTACTGCTTGCTCTGGCTTCATCATCCCAGTCATCGTAAATGGCAAAGCAGCCAAATCTACGAAACCTGTAGCCAACTGCGGAACTCCCCTAGCAGCAGCTAGACCGAGCTTCCTGAGTGTTTCCGTCATGTCAGCCATAGATAGCCTCGTACATATCTGGGCGGTTTTCCATTATCCACGCCCTCGGTTCCTCATGGCTTTTCTTGAAATCAACGCCTATCGTCTGGCTCCCTGCATGATGCACATAAGCCCTACTGACGAAATGCTGATAACCCGCCACGTTTAAGTCATGACATATTATATTATCTGAATACCAATTAGTTGACGGGAACTTGGCTACATTCCATGCTTCCCGGCTAATACTTGCCCAGATAGGCGCAATGACCGGGGCAACCTTTATCTGCTGCTCACTTTCCCACGCCAATGAGCTTCGTCTATCTCCGTCTACCGGGAACCGTATGTTCTGATCTGGCAGTACATAGTCGCTCCTAGCCCCCAGAAACCCGACTTTGAAGCCCCTTTCTCTCAAAACCTCAGTATCTTCTCTCATTAACGATAGCGTATTTGGATTAAGAACCACATCATCGTTAGCTAAAATCAATGAGTCAAACTTTCCATGCTCGAAGGCGTAGTCGACGGCTGCGTTATAAGCATCTCCGAAATTGGTAGCAGGATTGGGTCGGTAGATAAGATTGTCTGTGATTTCTCTTGCTCTAGCCCATAATCCCAGATTATTACTACATAAGTAAACGGGCAGCTTGTCACCATAAACGCGAATAGACTCCAACAGCACCGTTATGCCGGGGTTGTTTACCGTACAGATTACGATTGCTTGCATACGCCCCAGAAATACAAATCTGCCGGACTAGCGTTAGTAGAAAACTCATAAGTTGCAAACTTTGATAGATCGCAACTATCCCTAATATCTTGCTCCGTTAGGTTCCGGTAGTAATCACCGCAAAATGGCGCATCATCCGGGCTTGTACGCCTCGTTCCATGTTCAGCCCTACCCGTAGTAGCACAGGTAAAGAAAACCAGCCCTGAAGCCATCCTAGCCATGTTATTGAAGGTCTTTACCCACTCAGGATTATGTTCAAAGCACTCGCAGCTAGCAACAACGTCGAAACTGCTGTCTGGATAGGTAAGTTCCTCACCCTTAGCCACTACGTCAACGCCTCGACCTTCACCTAGATCAACCCCGGTATAGTCGCAGCCGACGAAGAATTGCCGGATAGAACCGTTAATGTCCAGACTGCCGATCTCTAAGACCTTAGCCTCGAAAAAATACTGTGGAAATTGCTTTTTGACGCTAGCAACAAAGTCTAGCTGGCTCTGGTGGCTCATTTTTTCTTGTTTCTTGCGGATATAGCGGCTGCTTTAGCCTTGGCATCAGCCTTAGAACTGGCTCCCCATGCCTTTAGACTCAGGAGCAATCTAGTAGGCTCACCGTTGGGCTTACGTTCTGCTCCGGGCATATTACCCATCCGGGCTAGGAATGAAGCACGACGAGGATTATCGCCAGATTTAACAGGAGGCTTAAGATCAGAGCCGGGATTTTCAGCCTCGTAAGACTTCCTGCCCTTCTCATTTAAGCCACCTTTCGGGTTCTTGCCAGCCTTCTTAGTCCATGCTGCGCCCATTTTTACCCCGTTTTTGCTTGCCAATAGGAATCTTGATCTCGATTTCTATTTCATTAACACCATTTTTCTTTTTTTCTTTTTCTTCGTCGAGATACTCTTTTAGCAACTCTTTGTCAGATTTCTTCTTTCCGTTCTTCATTTTTTCCTCGGCTTGGCTGTCTTAGCTGATTCCTTAAACGCCTGAGCAGTAGGCGCACCTTTAGAACCCGGTTTGCGCATTTTCTCGCCAGAACCCTCAGCGATACGTTTCCGTTTAGCAGCGATATTCGCATAAAGTCCGGGCTTCATTTCTTCTTGCCCTTCTTAGCCATTCCAGCCTCGCTTAGAGCAATGGCAATCGCCTGATCCTTGGACTTGACCACTTTGCCACCCTTACCGCTGTGCAAAGTACCCTCCTTAAACTCACCCATGACCTTGCCGACCTTCTTTTGAGCCTTAGACATCTTTTTCATACGACCTCCAGATAACCACGTTCAAAAAGTAAGCCAATGGTCTTTCTATGAGCTTCTTCCCACATTTCTAACCGCTGCTGCTTGGAAAGATTTTTGCCTTGGTCAAGCTCAAAATGGCATAAAAAACAAAGGCTAGCAATCCTAAAATCACTAGCCTTTATACCCTTTCCTTTCCCATCTCGCAACTGATTCGAGTGGGCTGCGACTACTGTTCCATCCTCCCTGCCACAATGCTGACAGGGTAGGTCTCTAGCCTTTTCAAGTAGCTGCTTATTGCGGTAAATCAATTTGTAACTTCCACTTTTCTAGCCTTCCCTATGACCGTTTTCTGTTGCTTCAGTCATAAAAATAATGAAATTATGCTTTTTTGACATTTCCAGTAAGATTTTTTCAAATTCTTCACGTATTTCATTCAATACACCATCTTTTAACGGATGGAAACTAGCAATCCTTCCCCTTAGCATTAAATTCCTAGTTACCGCTACGACGCTACTCATACGACCCCCTGACTAAATTTTTTGCTCGGATAATTTACGAAACTCTCGCCCTCGTTGCACTCCTCGCAGCAGGTAACGATTTCTCCAGACATATCCCTAGCCTTCGGAACTTCATTCCAATCTACTACCCAACCACAATACTCACATTGTGCCAAATTGCTATCGTCTGGCACGTTATCTTGTAAATCAGTCATGACTTACCCCTTTCGCGGATAGTTAACGCTGCCAGCTTGGGCGTAAATCCACATATCACACAGCCACCCATTTCATTTTGGGCAAAAGAAACCATTGGCGGAGAATCTTCAATCATTTGCGCTATTTTTTCTCGTTCTGCTGCTGCGACTAGCTTGGCAAAGCGTTCAAGTTCACCTGTACATTCATATTCACCAACATAAATTTCTGTCGGGTAGCACTCAAATTCAGCTTCCCGCGCCATGCGGATAATGTCATCTCTGGTCATTGTGTCACCCTATCCATTGTTCGATTAGAAGCCTCCTGAGACCGCCATACGTCGATCCTAGCCTGTGCCGCTATCAACTTCCACCTAAGTTCTTCAGCAGCCTCTACAGCCGCCTGAAGCCCTTTTAGTAAGGCTTGGTACTCTGGATGAGCATAAGCCTGATTCTCCCTGTCAGCGACCGTATTTCCTATAGCCTGACTGAATAGGATTGCTTTCTTGCTTTTCCGAAACTCCTCTAGGTACGTTACCTCAGCCTTAGCCTTAGCGTAAGCCGTAGAGTTCCGGTAGATAAAATCGATTGCCTCATGAGGATCAACCTGCATACTGAGCCTCAGTAATGGAAACTCGGATTGCCTCAATCAGCTTCTCAGCGTTTTCAGGCGAAATAGACAGGTTTGCGCTGCCATTGGACAACATCACGTTAATCCATACGTTTTTGCCAACCGTATCGACGAAAATTGCTGTGTGTTGGGTTGTTCCTTCAACTTTCATATTGCCCCCTATAACGCCGGGGTTTCCCCCGGCTGGTTAATTAAACAATACGCAACTTGCCTGACATACCGCGAGACTTTAAGGCTGAGATGATTTGCTCAATAACCGCTTGTCTCGTATCACCAAGAAACTCAACTAACTCGCCCTCTAGTTCGGCAATATTGGTGCGGATTGGCAATGCCTCGCACTCACCGATAAAGAAAGTTTTTCCGTAGCCGTTGGTCTCTTGAAAAATGCTGGCTTTTACGATTCCCATTTTGTTCCCCTCAGTCATCCCGCTGTGTGCTGCGGTATGGACGTATCTTCCCAAAACTGTTTCGGAGCGTCAACACATTTATTTCTATCGGTAAACACATTGCTATAGGTAAACACTATTCCCGGCAAACTTCTTTTATAACTTTGACTGCATCGATTACATTAGTGACAACAGCCACTTGCCCCTTCCAGCTTCTGTGCCATAAAACTTGATCTGGAGTTAATTTAGATTTTTCATCCTTTTTAATTTCTAACAATACATTTTTCCCCTTAAAACCTACCAAAATATCAGGGCATCCTTTCCCAACCATGTGCAAATGCTCAACTTCCATTCCAAGCCGACGGAGTTCCTTCACAATTTGCACTTGAGTTGAATCTACGCGCTTGTAAACCATAGATGTTTCTTTCTTATAAGTGTTTCCAATAGATGCCTCGAATGGCTTTTTGAATCGTATCTTTACACACGCCAAACTCTTTAGCTAATTGCAAATATGTAATTTTTTCGTTTTTATATCTTTGTCTTAATTGAAGAATATCGTTATCAGTTAATTTAGCCGTATGGATTTTTTGTCCTTTAGCTTGTTTATTTTTTTGAAACTTATCTTTCTGATTGTCTTGATGACTACCCAACACAATATGATTTGGGTTTACACATTTTGGAGTGTCACAAGTGTGCATTGCTATTTTTTTACCAATTTTTTCTTTTGAGATTTGTTCATAGGCATAACGGTGAGCTTTATGGCAAAAATTATTTATGTTGTAAATTCCATAACCACATCGATCAGTTCTGCCAGTCCAAAACCAACATCCATCAGTCTTCTCAACTTGTTCCCAAAAAGTTTTTTTCGGGACATTGTTTGGCAAAATTGGTACGTCATACCCAGCTTTTCTCGCTAAGTATCTATGTGATTTTTTTGATAAATCATAAGATTCAAGAGGCTTTACCATAAATTTCTCCGTTTATAGACCACGCCAATCCCCTTTCTCGCCTCGGTTCCCACGTTCCCATTGAGTCCGGCAATCTTTCTCTAATCTATCCGCAGCTTGATCGCCTCGCTTCTGCCTTACCTTTGAGAGATATTCCATTGCCTTGCCCCTGTCCTCTACTCTCCAAGCTAAGACTTGGCGCACCTCGCACCTGTGCCTATGCTCTAAAACTTCCTCGGTTATCAAAGTCAATTCTCGCCCCTATTCTTTCAACAAACTGCTGGCTAAGACTGTCGTACCAAAGTCCGTACCACTCTTGCGAATCCCCATTTCTTTGCTTCTCGCACATTAGATAGGTATCCGGCTGAGTCTCGTCTATCTGCTCACCCCTGTTCTTGGCGTTTTCCTTCTTCTTGTTGCGCCACACCAAAAAGACGTTATCCACCTGATCCGAGATAGACCCCGAACCCTTCAGGTCGTTCTTGTTCGGCTGCGTCTCATCCGTCTGCTGCTTGCGGATATGGTGGACTAGGTGAACGTGAACGTTATGATCTCTCGCCAATGCTGTTAGCTCGTCGATAAAAGACTTTTGCCCGTTGAAGTCATCCTCGTTCTTGACGCACTTCATTAGGCTGTCGATGATGATGTGCTTAACGCCTAGCTCTGTGGCGCAATACCGAGTCATGGCTATCACCTTCTCTGGTGACGTAGTTCCCTGCTGGTCGTAAAGGTACATATTACTACCTAGAAACTTGTCCATCCGGTTAACCATCTTCGTGATGAATCCTGCCCTGTCGTGAGTCAACGGATCATCCAGCGATTCACCGGAGAACTGTCGGAGCATCCGTTGTAGAGTCCTTTCTGGCTTCATCTCGAACGACGCTATACAAACCGATTGACCCTGCTTGACCAAATGCAGCGCGATTTGACCAGTGATTAAAGATTTTCCCCCACCGTTAGAACCAGCGTAAACAGTAACCTCGCCCTCACGATAGGCAAAGGAATCATGCGTCTTAGTCCAAGGCATAACAACTTTTCGCTCTACTGTTTCCGACAGGTAGGACTCTTTGACCGACTCCAGCCAATCCCTAGCCTTCCTTACCCGAATCGTCACATCGTTGGCATGAAGGTACTTCTCTACGTCAATAGTCTCGGATTTCAGGATTCTGGCTTTCCTAGCCTCATCTAGCTCTATCGCCCTTGCTTCAATGCTCATCATTCTTCCCCTTGGTTTCAATGGCTCGGTTTAAATACCATATAGCTTTCTGCAAGTCTTGCGTATATGTACCCTTGTGTTCTGCCCTGCTGATGTACTTCACAGCGTTACCAAGATGAAAATCAAGCCGTTTTGCTTCGATGTAGTCAATAGTCTCGATACCGCCTGTCTTGTAGTGCGGAGGATTGTTCACCATGTCAGACATAGTTCTTTTCCTTAACCTTTGCCAAGAGCATCGTAGAGAACTCGCTAGGTTTTTTCGTTAGGTTCCAGATAGCCTTAATCTCTGCGGTAGAAAGCTCTTTCCATCCAGAATCAACCGGCTCTACTGGCTCAGGCTCTTTCGGAAACTCAATCAGCGGCTCTCCGGCTAATCGATCAGCAATGGCTTTCGTTAGGGCATGGTTTGTGTACATAAGCTTTAGAATCTTTAGTAGTTCCTCGGCTTCCTCTCGCGCTAATTCAATCGTCATTGTTTCCCCTAGTTAATGTAACTTACTGCTTCGTTGATTCTGGATACAGCCGTTTTAAGGCGTTTTCTGTCCTCGGCTGATACTTCCCTACCCTCGCTAACATCAAACGCCGCTATGGACGTAATAAGTGCCTCAAATTGGATTATTTTCAGCAGGTCTGTTGCGTAAAACGGTCTCCTTACTGGTTTGTTGATATGGTTTGCCTTTAATCGGTCTAAATTGTTGTCGTTAGGAAATAGGTCTGTCAAGTCCATTCCTACGGCTTCAACGACTTGATGCGCTGAACATCCGGCAAAACACTTGAGCAGGATTCGACCGTCATCTGTTTCCGTTATGGCAAGGCTTGGTGATTTGTCACCATGAGCAGGACAACAAGCAGTCCAGCGACCTTTAGAACCGCGCACCTTTTCGAGTTTGTTTAGCAAGTCTCCAATCATCTTAGTCTCCACAAAAACAGGAAATAGCTTCTTCATCCATTCCAAACATATCTATTTGTTCGTTAGCAAATTTATACATTTCCGCATAACTTGGGCGATCCTTTCGAAACCTCGCTCCATCACCAAACTTTTTATTGCTTGAT